GCTGCCCAGGTTTGTATTCAGCATAGCCGGCTTTGTATGTTTTTAATGCTGCACTAAGCGCTCTTTTCTGTTTAGGATCTTTCAGCTGAGGTGCCCGGGCTTCAAGCCAGCTTTCAAAATCAGGTTCTTTGCCTGCAGCAGCATCAGCAAAGCCTTGCTTCCGCGCAGAAATCCTTTCTGCTCTTGTTAGTTCTCCACTATATTGTTTCTGTTTTACCTCTGGATCTTTAGGTTTGCTAGCTTCGGGATTAAAACCACCCTGATCGTCTACATTCTTCTTAAACATCCCTAGAGTTTGGTTGTATCCGGGAGTTCGCAAAAGAACATCTCGCATCTTGATTATTTCTTCTTCGCTGCCTTTCCATACCCCAGCAAGCGCTTCAAGCGCTTTAGCTTGATCTCCAAGGAGATCTTGATTGCCGGATGCTAACATAATCTCTACAAAATTTCTACGATTGATAACGAATTCAAGCAACATCAGTTCTGTAACACTGCCGGCGTCATCGGAGTTTTTTCGACCAATCAAGTATTTGATGTTGTCAACACCGGTACCGCCGCGAATAAACAAGTAATCAATGAGGTTGGTAAAGCTTCCGTGAATAGGTGTCTTGGGGCTCAACAATTTAAGACTAACTGGTTCGCCATCGCCAGCAACAAAGTCCTCAATAGGCAATGTTCCACCGACACGACCAGCGATCTGTTTACCGCCTGTGACTGCAGCCATGAATCCTTCAAAGACGAAACCAGAAGACGACTCACTATAGTCGTTAAGACACGCTTGCAGGGACTCCAAGATCATCATCATGTTTAGGATAGTGTTGAATCTCTTGCCGGTGCCTTTTCGCTGTGCCCGGGCAGGATCGGCAAAACTGTTGATGTGATCTATTCTTTCCTTGATCGAGCCTTTTCTGGTAATAGACGCGAAGATTCTGTCAATGTCTTTTCTTGATTGGCTGTCAGGGTCTCCCCACGATTCGTTGGGGGTCAGCCTAGGTAGCGATAAGCGTACACTAAAGCCTTCTCGGGCTTCTTCTTGGATCAAGGTGGCGCCGCGAAGCACCTCGTTGACAGATGCCACGATCTGTTCTAATTCTGTAAGCGGTGAGATTGTTTCGTCTTTTTCTCTCACCTCAATAAACATATCTCTAATATAATCTGACACCTGTATACTCCTTAAATAATTATGTCTGCGATTCCCAATTCGACCGCTTCTTCTGCGGATAAGTAAACATTTACTTTTCGTTCTAGAAGTTTCTTTAAATCTTTCTTACTCATACTTGTTTCGGCCACTAACGCTTCAATGTAATCTTTCTGAATTTGCTGCATCGCTTCCATCTCGTTTGCAAGATTAGGAAGAGAGCCGTGGCTCCCACCAATGACAGAGTGTATCATCACTCGGCAGTACTTGCCGATCTTTCTCTGGCCTTTCGTGCCTGCTGCTAAGAGCAGAACACCAGCGGACATAACTTTGCCCATTCCTATGGTGTGAATCTCGGTTGATTCGCGTACTTGTCTCATTACATCATAAAGCGCGAACATATCATCAGCAGAGCCGCCGTAGGTGCAGACATAAAAACCAATCGGCTTTTCTTCTTCGCGCACTCTGTTGACCTCGTCCAAGTACAGCAGTGCATGTACAAGCTCAGCTACCTTTTCATCCATTACCTCACTGAAGAGTCCTATTATTCTTAAGTCGGGCTCTTTCTGCGGGGTGCCTCCAAGCAGTTCTTGAAGGATTTGTTCTTGTTCTTCTACCGAAAGCGCAGAAGGGGTCTCTTTCTCTGGCTCACCAGAAGAGAGGCTATCTACTAATTTTCTTATTTTGTCAATCATGATCGTGTTTCCAAAAGTTAAATGCTTCCTGTTTCTTCTCTTTGAGAAAACGCATTGAAGAATCCCAGTCCTCAAACTTTAAATTTTCTCTATAGAATTTAGGGTGCATATTAATTAGGTAATTTATTGAATTATCCTTTAAAATAGCAACTTCTCTCTCGACCTTTTTGTCAATTTGGTTACAAACTGGTGCCATCTCCTTGGTACTTTTGCGAATACCAGCTGAGAAATATTTAATCTGCAACAGGCTCTCAAGTATTTTAACCATGGTTGACAGATAAATTATCTGGGTATAAAGTATCAGGGATAAACTTATCCTACTGGCTCTTGCAAAATAAAATGTTTTACAAGTTATGTATCCAAAAATAAAGACTAAAAAGTATAACCACCAAGGGCCCATGGTATCCTCCAAAAAAAATAACCACTACTGAGAGTGGTTATTATATCATCCTACCGTAGATTTGTCAACTACTTGGATGTCATTCTCTTCATAATTTTTTCAGCGAGCTGATCAATCATGTCTTCTTTGCTTTGCTTGCTTTGAAGGCGAGCAGCTACGCGACGAGCAACTTCGTTGACGACCTCTTCTTCGGAACCTTCATACATCTTCATTCCGGGAGGGTCTTCATCCATGGCTTCTTCATCGCCGGCACCCATGTCCATGTCCATGGCCATATCGTCCATCTCTTCTTCACCACCTTCTAAGTCAGCTTCTTCTTCATCAGAATCAACAGTGACTTCGTCGCCAAGGACATCTTCAAGAGCGCCTTCAAGTGCGGATAAGAAATCATCGACGGAGACCATTTGGCCGGCGCCGGCATCAGCGTCCATACCCATCTCAGCGTCCATCTCATCATCTCCCATGTCCATCTCGGCATCGCCCATATCCATTTCAGCATCGCCCATATCCATCTCGGCGTCTTCCATGTCCATTTCTTCTTCGTCCATCATATCCTCGTCATCACGAGCACCGGGGTCTTCGGCGTACATTTCAGCAAGCTTGACATCACCTACCGGTCCTATATTAGCAAGTTTAAGAAACTGGCGGACCTCAGCTTCGGTAAGTAAAGTTTTACGCGACATTAAAATTTCTCCTTTTCATTAATGAAATTCTATGAGTAAATAGTATCATATATTCGATTATCCCATATCTTTGAAATAAAATAAATCTGTATTTTTGATTTTCTTCAAAGCACTACTCTCTATTTGCTTAACTCTGGCGAACGATATATGTAATCTGTCACCAACTTCCCTTAGAGTCATACGGCCATTTTTATAAACTGATATAAGGCTGCAGTTATATTCATCCTTATAATCTATAAAATATTTGCACTCTGTTTTACAACATGTTTTTTTCTTTTTCATGCAGACTCTACTGCACTTTAATAATCCATCGCCTTTCATAAATCTGGAAACTCCTCTGATATAAGGTCGAATATGTTATCCACCTGATCATTGGATAACCCGAGGTCCTGGGTAATTTGTTTACCGGTCTCTCTAAGTTTGATATTTCTTTGTTTTTTCTGCTTAGATAAGTTACCGGCATTTACAACATAGTCTCTTATCCTCTCATCATCTTCCAAATACCCGGTAATCAGGTTTCTAAAAAACTTTGCTTGTGTCATCCCGTCGTCTTTTAACTTTAAAGTTAGTTGGGCGTGTCTATGATCGGTATCCGTGAAAATTATTCTCTTACTGTTCTTCCCATATTCTATATTATCAACCATAACCTACCACGACCTGTTAAGGATATGAGTTTTACTTTCTCCCAAGCCTGCACTTGTTTGAATAACGAAGCGGGCTTTTGATTGTAACTCTGGTATGGTTCGGGCGCCACTATAAGATAGGCCGGAGCGAATACCTCTCATAATATCTTCCAGAAGCTTATCTACACTCCCGCGGTACGGCACCCTAGCAGACACCCCTTCGTGTGACGAGTATCGACCTCTCCAGTTAAGCTGTGCTTCTTTGGATGCCATGCCGCGGTACCGCTTCCACCTCGTTCCGTCGCTTTCTTCAATTATCTTGCCGGGTGTCTCATCGGTACCAGAGAACAGTGATCCACACATAACGGCGTCTGCGCCGGCGGCTAAGGCTTTGACCATATCTCCAGAATTCTTAAGTCCGCCATCAGCAATGATTGCCACATCACGGTCAGTTTTGGCACATTCAAATATAGTCTGCAGCCCGGGCATGCCATGGCCAGTCTGTACACGCGTGGAGCAAATAGAACCGCCCCCAATATTACATCGTACAGAATCAGCACCCCAATCGGATAGATCGTTAACTCCTTCCAAGGTGGCCACATTGCCCGCCATAATATGAAAGCTATTTCCAACTTCTTCCCTAAGAGAGCCTATTGCCTCTTTCATTAAAATATGGTGTCCGTGAGCCACATCAATACATAGAAAATTTACGCCGGCATTTATTAACATAGTGGCTCTTAACAAAAAGTCATCGGAGATACCAACAGCGCCGCCAATATTAATTTCTGTTTCGGCTGTCTCGCGAGCCATGGCCACGATTCTGCACTGTTCTTGGATGCTGTTATACCTATGGATGATTGCGGAGCCACCAAATTGCCCTATTGCAACTGCCATGGGCGCTTCAGATATTGTATCCATGGGAGATGATAGTACCGGAGAATCTAATACCAGTCCGTTACCCAGATTAGTCTCTAGAGACACTTCTGTTCGGGATCTGATGTCTGAGTATTGGGGGATGAGCAGCACATCGTCGTACGATAAAGTTTTGTTCATAATGCCTCCTGTGTAATAAAGCTACAAATCTCACTTGTTTTATACCAAGTTAAATCATTCGGAGATTCTGGTTCTGGCATTAAAACAACTTTTGGTCTCCTTTTTCCTATATTCGTGTGTATGACAAAAATAGTAGGGACCCCTTTAAATCTTAAGGTTTTTTCAAGCTCGGGGTAATCGTCGATATTGTAGGCAAAGAAGTGTAGACTTTCGTATTCTTTTTTCTTTGATATATCAACAAAGTAGTCTTTTAAACTGTGACATAAATGGCAATTATTGGAATAGAACTTAAGCACAAAAGTTGCATTTTCTTTGATCTCACCTTTTAACAAACGGTCTAGAGCATCACGGGTTATTCGGGTTACTGCCACCTATCACCTCCTTGGCTGTGTTCATGCAATCTGGACAAAACAATCTGATCACCTCTTGCTTAACGAGGACAGACCATGATTGTACCATTTTTTTATTCTTCTTGTCAAACTCTTTTTCGCATACTACGCATTTTTCCGGTAACATACCAAATTGAGTCATCTGCTGGGCCATTTTCTCTTGGGCCTCTGGGCCGGCATGCTTTTTCATAGCCCTTCGTTGTTTACGATTCACTTTTCTTGCCTCTGTGTTTCTGCGACTTTCGGTAAGTCGAAGAGCGCTTCATTAGCTCATCATGGTCCGGAGGGACCATGGGCTCTTCTTCCTCTTCAACCTCCACTTCAGTTGGCAGCTCTTCGGGCGTGTTTGAATCGACTTCATCGCCAGTTTGCTTGGCCAGTGCACCCGAGTACTGTTGTAGGGTGACCATTGCCCCCTCCAATTGAGCCATAGCAATGGCGTGTTGTACGATCTGGTCTGTGGTTTCTACCGTTGCGGGTCGATGGTATAAATCTTTGATGATACCAAATCTTTCTGTCGCTTTGGCTCTAAGTTTCATTATAGCTGCTTGTAAAATTTCTTCAGTCATCGGTTCATCGCTCCAAAAATTTGCCTCTGGTTTGAGCCGTCGAATACGACGACTGCCGATGGGAAGGGTGCACTATTTTCGCTATCACCAAATTTAAGCCTGCCTTTAATGAAGTGTACTTCATCGGCTCTCATAACATACTCGTGCCAATATTTAGTATCGGTGCGTGCTGGGATCAGCATCACCACTTTCGTGCCCTCCTTCCGAGATTCTTCGTATGCTTTCTTAATCCACTTGTCGATGCCGCGGCCATAAGGAGGATTAACGAAACTAGCGAATCCTTCCCAACTCTTGCCCAATCCATCCTCTGCTTCTGTGAAGAAGTTAGCACATTTCGTGTTGGTGGAGTCTGCACACGGATCCAAATCAAATGGTCCATAGCGCCAATCTAGTTTGTTAAAAAATTCTTGGGGGGTTGCCCATTGTCCCGTCTTGGACGAGAACATTGTCAGTTGTGTACTTTTATTCATTTAATTTCCTTTTGTTTAAATAAGTGTTCGTGAATGTGACACAGAACACCATGATAAGTTGTACCCTTTCCTGATCCTTTCATCTGGAGGTGAAAAAAGCTTTTACCATCTGGGTTTTTTAGATGGATTG